GCTCCTTTTCCAGTATTGTGTTAGGATATTTATTATAGATCCGCGTCTAACACTTACCCGTCCTTGCTTTTTGGACTCGCGGTTCAGTCATGGCTCTGCGACATGACTACGGATGGATTATATCTCTTACATCCGTTCCCCTTTTCCTTGGGGTATGCTGATTGACGCTACTTCAGCTAGTATCCTTGTAAGGTTCTGTGCGTCTGCTCGCTGGCGAGCTGCTAGTGTGCACCCCTAGCTAGGCCCTGCTACCTCAGGATTCGCAGTCTTGCTTGTTCAATATTGGTAGTATGTGCTGATCTCTCGTAACTGGCTAGTGCCTTTAAGTGTGTCTAGTGAGTATCAGCGGCTGATGTGCACCTTCAGCTAGGCTCTCTACAGGTAAGGCTGTGGTCAGATTGAATTGTACGACACGTAGAATAGTGGGTATTTGTTAGTGTCGTCACAGCAATTCAGAGAGATGGGGCAGTGAAACCTCAGGGCCGGGATGTAGTTCAATGTTCCCGATTGATAACAGGATTGACATTTACTTCTTCGTCAAGATCCTATCCTTTAGTTGCACTGGTGTTTATTCTGGTTCTGGTAATATCATCTTTACTGCAGAGGCATGATTGGCTTCTTCTTATATAAACCAGAATATATTGCCCCGGATGCGGGTTAGGTGTTTTGGTTTTGTATATCTGCTGTCGAAGAGATTGTACGATAATCTTACTGCTAGCTAGCAGATATGTTTTTTGTTTACGGTAGTTCTAACCGTTGGTTTTTTAGAGGTTGAGTGGTAGTAGTATTTTACGTCAGCCAAGTGGATAGCATTCAGGATTGTATTAGCGTCTTCATTTTGATCTTACATCATCCTTTTAATGCATGTCACAGCGTAAGATTTTGGTTTCGGCTTTGCTAAAATCTTGTCTACCAAGCTTCTCGATGGGTCGGGGTGGATTATCAATTGTTAAGGGCCTTGGACTCCCCGGGCTAACGGCGTTAGGTTCTTGTTGTAGGCATATGGGACTTCAAGTCTTGTTGGGATATAGTATGTTGAGGCAGTTTTTTCACCTTTCTTGTAATTGAAGCAAGAGAAAGGGATAATCAAGTTCTAACCATCTGATGATATGTTCCGAAGTATGAAGTTGTAGTCTTGAATGGTCATGTTGTGCGCGAAAGCGGACTATTAAGCAGTATATGACTCATTAACACCGATTTTGAACATCCGCTAGGTCAAGAATTCTTGATACACTTTTTGAAGATTTATAGCAGGCATCCACCTCATCATGCTGTATCGTAGCTCTGATACTTTTTCCAAGATGGGCTCTAAACCCCCTGACTGAAGGCTCATACAAGCTAGATAATGACATTCATCCCTAGTTATTTTTGGAGACCGACATGACCCTGTAAGTATGGCTTTATTCAGCATCCTCAAAACAATTGGCCTATCATTATAGAAAGCTAAATCTCTGGAAAGCATGTTTCCTCTCATATAGCCTGTTGCAGGTTTCTTGGCTAGTAGACCTAAGCCTTTTGTGCTCGTCACGTTTTAAGGTGAAGTTAGCTCAGCCATTGCATCAACGTGAACTTGTCGCTATTAGGGCGTTTTGAACATTGTGAGCAGATCGTCGCCAGCCACAGCTGATTTTTGGTTAGACCTGAATGTTTCGAGTTGTTCATCGAAAGGTTTAGCTATGTCAGCAGTAGAGAATATATTATATAATAAATTCCGGAGCGTGCCAAAGCATGTAGTGCAGCAAGGGTGGCCACTATATGTAGTCCCTTATAAAGTCACTTTAGCTTTGAATACTGTGATTCTCTTTCTTTGATAGTGTTTTTTACATTTCTGAACAACGTTGCCAATTAAGGGATATATCTCCTGCAGGTCTACTTAGCCGTGCAGTAAGCCTTTTTTCCTGATGAAATGAGCAAAACAGCCGTCTACTACTGTTCGCAAGAATTTAGTCTGAGTCGCGTCATAATTGCTATAGTCCATTTCGAAGGTGTATGGGTGTGTTTTGAGCATCGACACATGTTGTTTGACTGTTTACTCGGTCTTCGCCAAGAAGAATTATGGGAAGATTTCTTTAAGGTGTTTCAACAATGTCCATGAGAACGCTCCTACTTTCGATCGTATAGACATGGGTGGACAATTTATCATTCTAGCTTTCATTTCGTGTCTAGTACTCGTCTCTTATTATATGTCATCCACGTGAGGGTGGTATTAACCTGTCTTGACGTTCAAATCGAAAATAGGGTTCTTTGGTATCGGCTTATCCCAGGCTTTGCGATATTTTTCAGCTTTTATAGGGTCCCGATTCCTCACATTATCAAGATAAGCTTACTTGTCTACTACTATCCCTCCCCGATCTTTGATCCAATCAGTTATCTTGTCTACAGCGTTGTAAGCAAATTAAGCGAACTTCTCCGCCCATTTCTTATCTATATTCACTCTAGCTGATGCTTGACGATGTATTGCCATAAACCAAGATACGACGCATTACTCCATAGCGTTCATCTTCAGGGTTTGGTTAGGGTTTAAGTAGTTCACAGCTCCCAGCACCCTTTCTTTTCGTTCTTTACATGTACAATGAGCACATAGAAATCTATATGACGGTATATAGGGGAATTAGAATTACTCTTGTGAAAATGAAGGGAAGCTGTATTTACATTGAACGACTGATAGATTGCACCCTTAAGATATCATCTTGTTGAACTGGGATTATGTTGGATGGAAAGAAGGCAAGCCTTCACTTGAAGGGAGATCTACTCGGAGAATGTCTTCATATGGTATAGGGAGGTCCAGCACTCTGTATGGAACTACGTTATATTTCTGAACGAAATCTAACGCTTTCTTCAGGAATTTTGATTTCTGGCCCTATACAAACCAACCTTTAGGTTCAAATGGCACCGCATTTCCGGCTACTTCGCATTTAAAAGAGGAGTGCCAAACTTATCCTTACTACTCGAATTGGAGTAAACCATGACCTTGAATTTTTGCCATAGCTGTATCGCGCATCAGTTAGGTCTTATTGATAAGAAACCTTGTGAGGTGGAGTGCTCTAACATACCCGAGGCAAGCTGTGAGAATTGGTTCAGGTTGAACAAACGCAATAACACGTTTGTAGCATCTCCCATGTAGTTATACGAGCATCGGTTCCAAGTCCACTCCTATATAACTTCTTGCCCAAGAGGTTGTGACATCTGATATCTTTATCTTGAGAGTTTAAACAAAGTTGTTGTCATATTTGCGGAGATCTATACTTCTACTACTAACTTTTGTGACTCTTGAGCCAGAAATGTTTTGCGAACCTTCTAACATAGCCCTGATCACTGGAGTGGCATTGGCATATGTGGCTTCTACTTGAGGTGTCATATGAATCCCTGGAATCCCTGACTAATTGTAGTACCAATTTCCTACATTGTTTTGGACAGATCTGACGGCTGTGTATCGAGCATCTCTGTTGTAAGAGAACCTCATTGAGAAATAACCTGCATTATCACCTATGATATGGCAAACATGGGTGAATTACAAGCCTTCGTTGGATGCCCATTTCTTCACGAACTCAATAGTAGGCACATACTACTCTTTTGTAGATTCATCGGGAATAGTCATCACCTGATGTAGTATGCCAGGGTAGATTGTCCGTTTATGTGTTATAGAGCTATCAGCTATCACTCCTTCTTGCTATACTTCCGTCAGAGGGAAGAAACCTAGGACGTAAAGACTTTCAATGGAGTTTCCATCAGACTTTAGCATATCGAATAGACCTTGCATAGTAATCGGGGTGTGCACGACATCTCTAGCCATCAACTTGGTTGGATAGACGCCCATCTCTTTCATTTTCTCGTTGATAAGCGTCACTGTTTGCGGTCTGACTTCGGCAAGAATACCTCTTCCTTGGTGTGCTGTCCATCTTACATTTGTCTATGGTGATATTAAGATTGGTCTCTAAAAATAGCTATTCTTGTGATCCAGTGTTGCCCAACCTCCATAGTCCCCGGACGCTGCTGTATCTGTGGCTACTTACCTGACATGGTTAGCCAGTATATGGCCCGAGAATAATTTCCGATCCACTGGCGCGTGTTGTCTCCTTGCGGTGAAAAACTCAGAGGCTTAGAGCATTGTAGATTGAGGGTTTGGTGCTTGCCTGGCGAAGTTCTCATTGAGGTAACGTTGCGGGTATGATACATCTTGGTGGCGGACCCCAACTTAGATAAGTTTACCTTGTTAAAGAAATACAGGGTGAGGGGACAGTTTAGTATCAAAGAGTTCATCTCCCGTGCTGCTGATGGCTCGTTTAGATAGCTCTTATATCGTTCTTTTTGGTTGTATCGAATTCCAGAGCGCTATCATTAGCGAAGCTGCGGTTATTATTTTTGTCGATGTCTGTATTGTGCTCCACTTCATTTTAAATGGATAAGGCATGACTGCTGCCATTGCTCTTTTGCCCATGATAGAATATTTACTCTAGGTAACTGTGAATGGCATCTATCTATCGATTCGCTATAGAGCTTCGATGGATTTTTGGTTAGGTTTGTCATGGAGTCCTTCTAGGTTGGGCTGTAGAACAGGGGCGTTAGGGCTGTCATCGTAAGCGACGTAAGCATTCCATCTAGCATGCGAATTCCACATATCGGGCCCCGCTCTATGCATCGTCTCTTGAATTTGGCGATTGCTGAAAGTGGCCTCTACTCTTATGATAGCTTCCTTGCATTCACGAGTGATGCTTGCTTGTTATAACTGAGGGCCTTTGACAACTTGCAAGAATTCAAACGCACCCAAAAGTTCGTTTTATATGAATTAAAATTTAGGCGGTGGTTCTAGTTTGTATCCTAGCACTCGTTCGTACAGCAGCTTATAGGACGATGGGTTAGTTGTTGTAGCAGTTGGTTGCTCAGCTGGGATAAATGTCGTTTTCCTCCCATAAAGCCAGTCGCCTTGATTCCCTAACCTGAAAGCATCGAACATTATTGTCACTAATTGGAATAACCTCCTCTTAACCGGTGTTGAACTCATCCCGCACATCGCTAGGTAAACGAGTAAGAAAGGGATTATATCTTCTGGTTTTTTCGCAGTTTTCGCTAGACCGGCAATCAGAGAACATTGGCCTATTCTTTCGAATATAGTCAGGAAGTCAAGCCCGAAACTTATCACTTTCAACAGTTTTGTTATCAAGTTTTATGCCATCTTCTTTAGGTCTCTGTTCGCTCTGAGATTTCCTCTGAACAACATGTTGTATACTTTATGAAGGGTATAGCCTTCTTTTCCTCTTGAGTGTATTACCTTCTTTATGCGTTGGATTTGGATGCTACGGGCAGGCTTCTAGCTCTGTTATACCATCTGTGCTGCAAAGTCGTTGGTAATTAATGATTAGCTGGGCCCTCCTAGTAAGACAAACACTGCATCTTCCGAGATACTTCCTGCTTCTCTTCTTCCACCATCGATGAGTGCTTTAAAATCCTTATTTCTGAGCTTTGTAATCATTTTCATCATTTGTCTCGCTTCGTTCATTTAGGTTGGGCTTGGCCTGTCTTTTTCTTTACTTTTAGCTGAGGCTGCTAGTATTGCTAGCTATACTAAATCCCAAATGACACTCCAAAAGAGAATTCTTCGTTCCCTGAGTAACAAGAAGATGTACACAAGAGCTTTGAATGCCAAACCTATTTAACCACCTGGTATCAAGCGTATTAGTGACGTGAAGGTTCGTTTGATAAATGGCTGTTTACTTATGAGTAAGTGTACGAAAGGCGTTAAATTCTTGATCCAGCGGGTGATTGAAGGAAGCTCTGAATTTCGAGCGTGTTTCCTCAGAAGAGCCCTAAGTTTTCCTAATGCTTCAGCCGATTCGTCCTCGTTAAAACACCCTTGTGGTTCAGGTTCTTACTCTTGAATCTCCTATACGACTTCCTCTAAAGCTCTTTCCATGAGTTAATTCTCTCCATTCTTTGGGTCGTCCGATTTCTACAACTCCTCTAACAAGCAACGTTAAACAGGTTCATAGTTGCTCTTTTGACTCTGTTAGGAAGTTTAGTGACGGATCTCTTAGCGTACGAGACTCTCTTAGATTAGTCTGTGTTCTTGTTGCTCTTAGCGGACGATGTTTTCTTGTAGTCTGTATTTATCTTAGGTTCTCTTCTACTAATGAGCTGGGGATAGTAGGCTAGGAGTCTTGGGAATTTGCTGGGCAGACAGTTATGTATGCTTCGGAGCACTTTCTGGTTGCTGTTAGACTTCTGCGACCTTTGAAGCTAGCGACAATTTGTTCTTTGCAGATAAAAATCTTTTGACTTAACTCTGGACTCTCTCGTAGGAAGTTTGAGCACAACCTATATCCCTTTATCGGTTGAGGATATTGATTAGACTGGAATCTTATGAAGCTTTGCTCTAATTCAGCACAGGCGGAACTTAGTCTGAGCTCTAGGAGATACTGGTCAAGAATATAGGTTCGTGATTATTTTAGCTTATTATCTCTACCTTTGGTTGATCTGCTTTCTTCCTGGCGTTTCCTTCCTCTTAGGCTATTGGTTTCGTAAAAGTATCCTCAACCATTTTGACCTAACCCTCAATTTTTGACATCTCCGGTTTTTATACTTTTTGATGCTGTACGAGGGGCTCGGGTATCCCTGTTTCCTCTGGTTTAAACTGTGGAGTTTAGGCTTACACCTTGGCTGGGAACTGCTTGAGCTATCTAACTTCTCCTTTATCTTGAGTAGTGTGCAAGAGCGGTTGACTAGCTGTTTAAAGCACGGTGTTTTCAGGTTAAGGCTTGGTCGCTATATATTTTTGTTCTGAAGGTTTAGCGGTTGGCATTTTGGCCTGATCTTCTAGCTTGACGGTTAACATATCTTTCTTTCCTGTACTAGAAGTTAACTACAACTTTGGTGCTTAAGAGATTTATTCTTTCTTTGGACTGTTCTCATGTCTGCTTGATTCTAATTGTAGTACCTTCTTTTAGTAGGCTTTGCTTAGTTATAGGGAGGACTCCTTGACCTATTGCACTTTGCTATTTCTCAGTTGGACTTCTAGGTCTTTTTGTTCTTTTTCTTTCAAGAGCTTTTATTTAATTCGTTAAGCCTACGCTTTCAAGTATTCGATTTGTTTGCGTTGAACTTAAAGCTCTAATTGTTTTTTCTCTTAAGCTTTCTTTTAAGCTTTAGTAGTGTATGGTCTAGTTAGGTCTCCGAGTTAAGCGATCGCGTCGTCAGCTTCTTTAGGGTATTTTTATCCGAGAATGTCAGTTATTTATTGAAGTTTTTATGCTATCTATCCTAGATATTTGGCTTGGTATTCTGAATTATAGATCAATGTCCCCAGACGTTTCCCTATAAATAGCATGGGTGCGTTGCCTTTGACATATGCGTAACCTTCTAACAAGCTTGGTTCTTTATTTAGCTTTAGCCCTTCGGTTTAGGGATAGATCTTCTTCAGTGATCGAATATCGTCTTTAGAGAACAAGAAGCAGTATCTTGCTATATTGAATTTCGGGAACTGAGATTGTGTATTAGCCAGTTTCTATTTATTGAATTTCATTGGTAGGTTGTATATAGGCTATACGATGGTTGGATGCTTAAAGAGTAGATTACAACGTTAGTTCTCTTCATTCGATAGGTAAATCCTGATCTATTGTAAACAAGCGACATCTCTCTCAGACAGGGGTACATGGTCATCGAACTTTCTTAAAGCTGAGGCGTATTTGTCTTCTGCTTTCTTGTCCAAGAATGCCTTCATGATATGAGGGTCTTGCGCGATCTTCAGAATTTCATCATGGTTCTCTTGTGGCGTTGAAGAGAAACCCCTTGAAGGGATACATGTTATGACTTCCTAACCTCTACATTCTAGGTATTCCTTCCATTCAGTGATGAGCCTTCTTACCTTAACATACTAAATCTTCTTTTCTTCTGTTGGTTTCGGAGGGAATATACCTTATGATACAAAAGTTTTGGCGGCTAATTCTGTCAAACCGGACCCCTGCCGATGCCAGTCTTGAATTTGCTTACTCTTCAGATCTAAGTCATAAGTCCCGAAAGACACCTTGAATCCATCACCATATGGTAGAACCTTAGGCTTGAATGTCAAATCCTCAACATCGTTTATATCGAACTAATCTTCATACATTTGCCTTATATCTTCGGGGTCTGGGTGGAACAAGGTCGCGGGGACGAAACCTTTAATGTTGTCAAATCTTACGAAGTATAGTTTGTTGCCCAGCTTCACTTGCAATTCATTAGTCTTGCGAGCTTAACCTTCTCTTAGGCTCATTTACTTATTTAGAGGAGACAAAAATCCTCCTGGGGTCCTCCTGATCTCAACCCTAGATCCATTATGATCGTAAGCTATAAAACTAACGTCGAAGGGAGCATCCTTGTAGAGTTTTGGATTGGACTAGTAGATCATTATGGCTAGTTCTTCTTTTGTGACAGATAGAGCAGCATTTGGCCTCGGTTTAGCCATAGTAGATAAAAGGGCAGGGTTTCCTTTCATTACACCTAAAAAGGAGATTGTGCTCACGACGTTTCGTTCTCTAAACATGCATATATAGCCTTGCTCGTAATTTGCTACAGGGACTTCACGTTTCTTAGCCCTATCATACATGCTTTTAAACTTGAGTTGTCCTCGGTTGGCTTCCTTAACAGTTCCACTGTGATACTGCCTGAAAGCTGCCACTGTTGGTCCATGGACGTATATCACTCCCACAAAGTTCACTTCAGGTTCGAGATTAGATACTATGTATTCGACTCCTGCAATTGTTATTTTGCCATTTTTCACCTTGAAGAGCCCTTCTATTGCGTGTAATGTTTGTGTCTTGCCCGCCACGACAAGAGCTGGTGATGACAGAGCTTTGTAAGCTGCGAGCGAATCTTCCCATTCTTTGACCATTGGCCAGTCGTTCGGGATTATGGGTATATCATATCTAGCCCTGAACATATTCACAGGATCAGATTCGATGAACGTGATTCCTCCATCAGTGTATCTCCTGTAGGCTCTCCCAGACATTTGAATAATGTCAGTCATTGTAGGCGGCTGCCCTGCATCCCCAATAAAAACATAAGGATAGTTTGTACATTTTCTAGGACCTACCTTATAGTTGGCATGAATCCATTGGATGTCGCAAGGGGGGTTGAAACCTGCTACGAGGTTGAATTGGGTTTGGAATCTGGTGGTGTTAGGGAGGGTAGATACGTTATCTTTGTTGATCTCCGTCAATTTTTCGACATTTGGGAGAGGATCATAAGAACCGTACAGAATTGTATTTTCTGGGAATGATCTAGGTTTGAGCTTAGTTGTGATCTTGGCTACTAGACCGTACTTCTTATTAGAGACCATCTTGATTATTTTCTTTCTGCCACCGAGGAATTCAGTGAATGCGTTGTCAATTGTAGCTGACATAATTATGAGCTTTTGCATATTATCCAAATTGAATATCGGTAGATCAATTGGCCTCATCATGTGGATCTAGTCAACGAATATCATATATCCGTTCATCTTTTGCATATGACCGTATGTTGTCACGACTACATTAGCTGATGGCCTTCCTCCGTTACCTACCATGAGTTCCACTCGTTCATTACACCCATTTTTCTAAAATCTTTCTTGTACTGACTGGTGGATAGACATAGCTAGACTTACTATAGGAGCCATGATACAAACTTTTCCTCCCGACCCAGGCCATTTGAATGCCTAGTATATCAACTGAGTGGATTTACCTGAGCCTAGTGTTCCTTAGATCACAGGGAATTTACTATCGTTTCTGGCTGCTTGAACCTCTTAGAGAACTCGAGTATATTCCTCTTTCTTTGGGAATGTAAGCTTTGACACTTGTTTTGGCTGGGATACATTGTTGATTTTCCTCTTCCTCTAGAATTTATAGGTGACTTTGTTGCCATATTCATCAGAGTGACAATCCCTTTCTGGTCTATCGGTTTAGATGCGGTAGAAATCGATTTCAAAATCTTTGTGGGATATCCAATCACCTGTTCTAACGTCTTCGTAGTCTGTCACCGGGGTATTTAGGTTAACTGGCACTTGGTAAGCTATGCGCATATATTCTAGAACGGTATCAACTTTGGCTACTGGGTATGATTCAGTCTAGACATCATTTCTCTTGACCCTCCTTCCGGCATAATACAGACCTGGTATGTTGGTATATCTGATCATTTGGCCTTCTCCTATTTCTTTCATATGTAAAAGGGTATCTTAAGCGTTTGGTTTGAAATTATCATCCCATACCTTGTCGTTCCCTATTTGACACTCTTTCGAATATTTAACGATCTTAGGTTTGTTAGTTTCTTTATAAGTGTTTAGGAATTTTCTGAGATCGGTGTCGATAGCTGTTTGAGGTTTATTCGGTGCTAACTTCCAAACGGTGTCAATGTAATAATACTATTCATTGAATATACTTGAACTCTTAGGCTTTACGACGTAAGTCTTATGTTGTGCGTTCACTTAATCGAGTATCATTGTTGAATAAACCTTGACTATGAGAGTTTGGTAACCTTTACATTTCTTTATTGTTGAAAGAATCAAATCTCTCTATTGGGACCATAGGCAATCGTATTCATTTTCTGTTATAGGCCATCCGTAGTCAATAGTTATAATGTCTGCCTATATTTCTTTAAGCTCCTCCATATTAGCATATTACTGCTCAAAAGTTGTGTTGGGAGCGAATGCGTTTCCGCCTTGGTCGGGGGGCTTGCTTATAGCTTTAACTTTACCTCCTAGGGACTGGAGGTGTTTTGCCCATTGTCCTGGTGCTTCCGCTAAGCATAATATTTTCAAATCTTTGACTTTGCTTCTAAAGCGGGACAGGATTTCTTCAAGCTTGCCAGTTGCGTTTCTCGTAATGTCATACTGGGCACTGAGCTTGTGCAGGAACTAATGCTATTCAGATGTGTATTCTCTAACCACTTGGTGTTGGATTCGTGTCTCTCTTTCGGGGATAGGAATGACAGTCTAAACTTGC